GCACTTCAATCACTCAAAAAAAACTAAACCCCTAAACCCCCAATAAAATGGCTTACAATTTTGGCAATTTAGCCGCCTACACCGACCAAGAGAGGCTTCCTCTCATCACCAAAGCGGTATTCTCCGCACGTTCAGCATCTTTGTTCACCAAGCAAGTTGGTGTTAAGTTCGCTGCTGCCCTTAACCTCATGGACACCGATGCAGTTCTGCAAGGCGGTGATGCTTGCGGTTACACAAGTTCAGGCACTACCACATTCAGTCAGCGAAATATCACCGTTGGCCGTATGAAGGTCATGGAAACTTTGTGTCCTCGCGCTTTAGAGCAGTACTGGATGCAGACCCAGTTGACCGCTGGTTCAATGTACGAAGGTGTTCCTTTTGAGCAGGCGTTTGCCGAGCAGAAAGTTCTCCGTATCGCAGAGGCTTTGGAGAATGCGATTTGGAAGGGCAACGCTTACTTTTCAGGCGTTAACCAGTTGTTGAACGCTGCTTCAGGTTCTACCATCAGCGGTAACACAGGAGCGGTATCGGCCTCTGTTGGTATCACCACAGGCAACGCAATCGCCATCTTTGACGGGATCTACAACCAAATCCCACAGGCCATCTTGACCAAGACTGACCTCGTAATCTTCTGCGGTTGGGACAACTTCCGTACGTTGATTGGTGCGTTCAAATCAACCGCTAACGTCCTGTATAACCAAGTTGACTTGGCTGGCCTTGCTGACGGGGACATCATGTATCCCGGCACGAATGTCCGTGTCATTGCAGTCCCCGGCTTGACTGGAACAAACCGCATCGTTTCGTCTTACCTCGGTAACTTCTTCTACGGAACCGACTTGTTGTCCGACGAGGAGCAGTTCTCAATCTTTTATTCGAGAGACAACGACGAAGTTCGGACGATCGCAGCCTTCAAAGCAGGCGTGCAACTGGCGTGGCCAGACTTGGTTGTTGACTTCCGCTTGACCTAATGTGTAAGGGGGAGGGAAACCTCCCCCTGCTTTTTGTTCCTTGAAACTTAAACCCCAAATACACATATGTCCTGCGCACTAACAACTGGCTACGCCCTCGGCTGCCGTGATTCCGTAGGTGGAATCAAAACAATTTACGTCCAAGGCTGGAATGCTACGGGAACCGTTAACACGAATGGCTCCGGTACTGTTACAGGCTTCACGGGTTTCTCTTCGGGTTTCTACGAGTACGACTTGACCAAGGCTACGTCATCCTTGACCGAAACCTTAAACGCAAGCATCGAGAACGGCTCGATTTACTACACCCCTGAGGTTACCTTTACCATCAACAAACTGCAAGTCGCAGTACGCAACGAACTCCGCCTGCTTGCTCGCAACCGCTTGCTGGTCATCGTCCAAGACAACAACAATCGATACTGGGTGTTGGGTGCTGCGAACGGCCTTGAGGCAACTGCTGGAACTGCTGGCAGTGGTACTGCATTCGGAGATAGAAGTGGCTACGAAATGACGCTGACAGGGATGGAACCCGACCCAATGCTTTTGATTGTGTCAACAACTTTTACACCGTTGGCCACACAAATCGCAGGTTCGTAGTATCTTCGCATCAGGTTTTCATCACTGAGGTTTGAGAGGGGCAGTCAGCAATGGCTGCCCTTCTTATTTTTACCCCATGAAGATTTGCATTGTCTATAACGCCCATCCAACCGGGTGCAGTTACTACCGCCTCGAAATGCCGAACGCATACTTGGGCGACAACTACCCGGAGTTTGATTACGTCTGCGTCGAGAATATCACGACCATCAGCGACGAGGGGTTGAAGTCCATTGACCTGTTCCTGTTCAGCCGGCTTTGGTGTCAAGGAACGATGGAGCAGGTGGAGAATGTCTACAAAGCCCTGACCCAATACGGGGCCAAAGTCATCCTTGACTTGGACGATTACTGGGTGCTTGAATCGGGCCACATCATGTACCGCCACTATCACCAAACCAAACTCGCAGAGGTCATCCGTAAGCACATCAAATTGGCTGATTGGGTTACCTGTACCACCGAGCATCTTGCTGCTCGCATACGGCCTCTAAATGCGAATGTGAGCATCTTGCAGAACGAGCCATACGAAGCCTATCAGCAGTTCATTCCCAACCCCGAAGAAGAACCCGACAAGCACCTCGTCAAGTTCGGTTGGTTCGGTGGTGCGCAGCATGGCGAGGACATGGAACTGCTACGAGAAGGGATGCAGAAACTACGCTGGGACGCAAACTTGGACGGCAAGTACCGCCTCTATCTCGGAGGATGGAACGACAACAACCCCGTTTACGAGGGCTACGAAAAGATAATCAGCGACCAAGGAAACAACCCGAACTACGGACGCATTCAAGCAGCGGACATCTACTCGTATGTCGGTGGCTACAACTTCGTGAACGTTACCCTTGCACCTTTGCGAGATACCAAGTTTAACAAACTCAAGTCCGAGTTGAAGGTGGTCGAGGCAGGGTGGATGAACAAAGCCATCATCGCATCCGAAACCATCCCATACACGGACGTAATCAAGCACGGAGAGAACGGGTTTCTTGTTCCTTACAACAAACCCAAGTACTGGTACACGTACATCAAGCAGTTAATCCTTGATCCCGACCTTCGCAAAGCCTTGGCTGATAACCTCACGGCTGACATTAAAAAGCAGTTCAACGTGGTCGAAACCGCCAAGAAGCGGGCCGAACTATACAGGCAGATTGGGCGCAAATTGTGAAATAAGGGCGGTCGGTACATTTAGGGGTAGATGCTTTACATTAGCCCTGACACGACCAACACCCTGACGGTTACTTGGACCGAGCGAGCCAGCACGGGGGACCGCTACATCTTGCGACTTACGAGCATCGCAAAGAACACGACGACCGATTTCACCCTGCTGAAATCTGCCAACCTTTCCAACTATACGAACCGCTATGACCAATTTCAGATTGCCGTGGGGTCGCTTGAAACAGGCTCGTATAAGTATGAAGTTTACGATACCAATAGCACGGTTTCAGCAGCCCTTGCGGTGGTTGAGACGGGCTTGGCTTTTGTACAAACCGCAACGATAGGCTTCAATACCTACGCCAATTCAATCACTTACAACACCTTCCTCGCATCCAGCGTGAGGGTATTCGATTCAACCTTTGACCAATCCTTCGCATGAGCGTACAAACACGAAGCCAACTCCAAGCGAGCGCATTAACGATAACCAACGAAACCGCTGCCGGAGCGAACACCGCAGCCCGTGTAGGCGGCTTGTTCGACGACCTTGCAGACACCGCAACGCTTGACAGGGAACGGGGCTTTGCGAACCTTTACCTCGACACCGACACGGCTTTCACCCCGACGCAGGGGCAAAGAGTCAAGTTGACAAGTGCGATGAAATCGGGCGTTTTGTCAACCTACAATTTCTCACGAACTACCAACTCGCTGACCTATACAGGCACAACAGGTGCGACCCTTCGCATCGCTGCATCTATGGTCTTGGCGCAGAATAACAACACGCAAATCAAGGTTTACATCGCTAAGAACGGCACACCGATAAACCAGTCAATGACCGACATCACGACGACCCACAACAACGGCCATGCGATTTATACGGAGGCTTACGTTACGGGTGCGGTCAACGATGAGTTTACCGTCTACGTCAACGCAGTCGATAGCGGTGCAAGTATCACGATTTCAGCCCTTTCATTTACCATCCACACGCTATGAGTAATAAATCTACTCAACACTTCACCCAATGGCTTGGGATAGAACACAAGGTCCCCGTGATGCTGGAGAACAGGTCCGGCAAGTACATCACCTACGGCTTTGCGAACGAATACCCCTACTACCTGCTTGACAACTATCGCAGGTCGTCCAAGCACAACGCAATTGTCAACGGCAAGGTCAACTACATCATAGGCGGTGGATGGCAGGCAGGGGATGACTTGACCGTGGAGCAGCAGGCCCGGTTTATCAAGTTTTTCGATGGAATGTCAAGCACCGAGGACCTGAACGACATCACCGAGAAACTGGTCCTTGACTTGGAAATCTTCAACGGCTTTGCGGTTGCTGTTACTTGGTCCAAACTTGGGACCATCGCCAAGATGG